CATTTCAACAGAACGAGCAATTTGGTCCAACTGATTGAGTATCATACTTCCTTCATCATCTAATTGTTTACCCATTGCAATAGCAACATGGTCCTCTTTGACTTCAACTTCTTCTCTTGCAAAACGTTCTATGTGGTCAGCTTTCCATTTTGCATATTCTGATGATTTGGCATGAGCAATCTTGGTATCTCTTGTGACGAATCTAGGATTGACACCTCTTGAATTAAGATATCGTGCCAATAACTCTGTTTCGGTCGCTTCAGTTACATTATATTTGGTGGCCCATGGATTAGATGGATTGGTGCCAAATGTAGCATTAGCTACAGGATTTTTCTTAATGATATCTTTCATTTTTTTTGCCATTTTATTTAACTTTAGTTTTGTCTTGTACTTTTTTAAAAGCTTGTTGTGCTAAATCTTTAGCACGGCTCATTGGTGAGTGCTTTGCACCAGACTTATCGGTTACTGTTGATGGCATTTTTTTCCATCCGGATGTGCCGGCAATTGTTGCTTCATTCTGTTTACCATAATAAGCACCAAGAGCCATCTTCTTACGTTCCGCTTTAGACTTACCAGCAAACTTAGGATTATCTGAATGTACGAAATCGTGTATCCAGTCACCAGCTGTAGCATCTTTACCTAGAACTTCATTAATCATTTCATCAAGTTGTTCTTCAGTCAATTCAACTTCTTCGTTGCGTGCTTTTGCTAAATTCTTTGGATCAGAAATAGAATCTTTTGAACCAGACTTTACTTCAGCTGGTGTCAATGGTGCATCACCACGAGCCTTACGAACAGAAGCAGGAATATCAGAGCGCTTCATGCCTTCAATTAATTTCTTTGCAAAGTACATATCTTCTTTGACCTTCTTTTTACCACGGAGAATGGCAAAATCATGTGCGTCAATTTTGTTATTTTTATTTGCATCAATCTTATGTTGGTCACCTTTTAATTCTTCAGCCACTTTTTTCTTATCATTTAAGGCTTTCTTCATTGGCTCTTTTTTGTCGCCATCTTTATCAAAGTCTAAGTAATCTGGCTTGGCAGCTTCGTCATACTTACCTTTTGTTTTCTCATGTTCTTCTTTGTCTTTCTGCATCAAGTCTTTTGTTTTAGGACCTTTAAGGTCATCAACAGAAGATTTGCTTTGGTCTTGTTTAGCCTTTGCAGAATTACCATAACTACGGCCATATACTCTCATGCCTGTAGAGGTGGGTTCTTTGATTGGAGCGCCAGCCTCGTTCAGTAATACATCTTCTTGTTTCACAGGCTGTTCACCTAGAACTTTGTTTACTGCATCGATCATTGACTGGCTTATTTTATTTTTTGCGAACATTTTTTTCTCCGTTATTAGCAGTTCCATTTGCGTAATGCTTTGTTAATTCTTGAATCTGGATCATTGGCTGTTTTAGCCGATGTTAATCGTTTCTTCATTCCACCCATACGAGCACAGAATGATTTTCTACGTTTAGCTGATTTTGAACCTGGTTTTAATTTTGATGGCTTTGTTGTTACAGCCATCGACAATTTAGAACCTGGATTTTCTCTACGATAAGAGGCAATACCTTTACGATTCAAACCACCTTTTGGATCTTTACCTGCAGCACGTTGCCACGCAGGAGATTTTTCGTCTAACGATTCGATTTCTTCTAAAAATTGTTTAAATTTTAACATTCTTTTTTCTCTTTAAAAGATTATTTACTCGAACCTTATTATCATTAGGTGTGACTAAAGGCTCTTTATTTGTAGCACCATTAAGAGTTCCGCCGACACCCATATCTACAGCACCTGGATCGTCAATTGCTTCTTTCTTAACAGACTTTCTAAACTTTTTAAATTCTTTATTGTCATATTCACTACTTAGTGGATTTACTGATCCACCTGATGGCATAGACAATGTAGAAGGACTAGCATTACTATATTCTTGGCTCTCACTATACGTTTGATTACCAAGACCGGCACCACCAGTTAATCCTGAGCCATTTGTGCGTGTGTTCCACTCGGAACCTATGCCACTAGGATCACCTATTCTACCAGAACTAGATTTATTTCCAAACTTTAATCTTTTTACTTTTTCTTTGTCTTTCTGGAAGTTGGGCTCTTTGGTCGTTGGGAGGATTTCGACTTTGGGACCGGCTTCTTCGTGGTAGGTCCTAAATGTGTACCCGGAGTTTCTGGCAACGTCACCGTCCCGGACGTCATCTGGTCTGTTGAGCTTTCTTTGGAGCTGCTGGCCGGGGGCGTTGTCGAGCAAGGGTCTACGGTTGGTTTTATTTTTAATAAATCTATTAATGCTTTGAACATTTTTATTTTCCTTAAATAATGAATTAATATTTAACTTACTTCTTCGATTCAACCAATCTTCGGCTGTATCTCCTAAACCAGAATCTAAAAATTTATTAGTAGATTCATACACTTCGTGTATATCTTCTTCTTTAGTATCTAAGTTACCTGTATTATCAAAAGGAATAAAGTTACTAAAGGCTTCTATGAAATATTTAGTATTTTCTTGTGATTTGGTCCACTTGTCCTGGCGTACTGACTCAACCATCATTCTGGATAATAATGAGTTTCTTTCTTTACTTGTTTCATTTGTGGTACTCACAAAAATCATCATAGTGTCGTAACCCATATCTTCAAGTTCTTCTTTGATGTATGAAATTCTATCTCTATCATCAGCCGGTCCATTAATAATCAAAGGACCACGATTACGTATCGACTCTCTACGGAAATCACTAGTTTTTTCTGATAACTTTTGTTTATCGGACAAATAATCTTGAGATTGCACAAAATTTAACTCAATAGCACTAGTTTCAGCAATTGCTTCACGAATAATAACATCTTTACCAGAACCCGGTCCACCAGTCACAAAAATTGCTTTGAATAAACCACGACCATACGATTCATGTAAACCCATACCCTTTCGTGTGTCACTCATTAATTCGTGTGTATGTTTATCAGAAACGTGAGAAGGCACACCCTTTCTAAACTCACTAAAGTTTTTACTCTTTGCGTGTTCTCTCATTTTTGTACCAGACATGCCTTCAGTACCTTCTGCATCAGGATCACGCTGACCAGCAGAGTGAACAGTAATCTTTTTAAAATGATAATGGCCGTGGGCAGATTTTACACCATTGTATTTGTGTAATAATTCGTGCATACCTTTTACACGATCAGAACCAACAACAACATGAAGATGTGTTACTCCATTATTGTGTGCCTCTACCGCATGATGTAATATTGTTGGTTTCTCTTTTGATGCGGCTACAAAACTCGTATTGCTAGATTTTGTTGCCTCTGATATTGGACCGGCAGCATAACGCTTTAAGTGTTTAATTTTTTGTTCGGCACTTAGCGGATTCTTTTTACTATCTTGTGTATGAGAAACAATAATAGAATGTGTTGCATTATTTCTTTTTGCAATTTCTTTGACCTTATCAATCACCTTTAGATGACCTGTGGTGGGCGGACTCATTCTACCAAAGGTAATAACATGGTGTTTTTCACCTTGTTGTTCTTCTTTGATTATATCTAAAAATGATTTCATTCTGGTTTTTTAAATTTATTTGTTCTTAGTAAATTTGCTTTAGCAAATTCAGCTCTATTAACTAATTTAGTTGGTTCGCCGCCGTAGTTAACAACAAAGCCTTCTGGTCCTGTTGGCTTATTATTAATATGATGTTCTAAACCGCCTGTATTTGTTTCTAAGTTTTTAACCAATACATTTTTTGCTTGTTGTAAATGGTGGTGCATATTTAGGAGGTTATTATAGTGGTCAGAATTATTTTCAATGTGTTGAACATGAGATTTGGCTTCTGTTTCTTTTCTTGCTTGAGCTGCTGGTGTTTTTAATTTAGATGCAGCTTTAATAAATTTGTTTTTTATATGTTTTTGTAGGCCTTTAGCTGTAGGTTTTTCACCAGTTCTGACAGTTTGATTGATGTACGTTTCTAAATGACCACCAACACCACGATGAGGTTCGGTGGTGTTATACATTTGTTTACCTGATTTATCATGTATTGCTTGTGCAGCTTCAATATGTTTTCTAAATTGTTGTTGACTTTTTTCTGAATAATTTATTTTTGATGTATCATGTTCAGCTGATTTATGCCAAACATCTTCGTGTTGATTGAAATTGTGAACATCAGGACTAGAATCTGCTCTCATTGAAGCAATATCGTTGCCGTGATACTGTTGATGAACTACTAAACCAAATTTGGCCTTACGAATCTTATCGGCTTCAGACCCTTTGGCTGAATATGTGATTGTATTTGGAGTAAATGAAACACCACGCTTCGTTTCTTTTTTATCTTCACCACTAAACATTACATCACCCTGATATACACCTTTTTTAGGTGCCACTTTAGGTAAATGTTCCAATGCGTGTTTTAATTTATCAACCAAACCTGGTGCGTGGCCATGGTTTTTTTCAATATCTTTATTTGTGTAATTAATTTTTGGATTTTTGTTAAAAGCTGATTTTGAGGCCACAAAGAATTTATTATTTTCTGGATGGCGACCAAACACAATAGATGGTGAACCATCATATTTCATTGTCAATCCGGTGCTGTGGCCACCAGATTTCATATGTTCATGTGCTTGTTGTAATGCGCCAACAGCATGGTCAAATCCTTCAGATCCATTTTGTAATGGTCTGTCCTCAGCATGAGTTATATGCTTGAGTTTACCACCCTCATCTTCTTCTTTGAGAAACGTTAAAAACGAATACATTAATTTCCTTACAGATTTGCAACACACTTTGGTTGCCAGTCGCTTATTTATACAACATTTGGAGTTTTAGAACCAAACCTTAGAAAGATTCGGTTCGATACATAGTCATCAAATTGTTGGTTTTAAATCAGCGTATCCAACGTTTGGAATAGGTCATATTTTGGTGCATAACCCATTTCTTTGATTTTTGAGATATCTAAGACCATGTTTTTGGTTTGAACTGTTTTATGGAACTGAGGTATGTCCATGGTGCCAAATTTTGATGTGGAATTGACCTTACTTTTCACATAATCTAAAGCTTGTTTAATGAATACCATTTCACCATTACCTATGTTATAGATTTCATTAGTATTTCCTTTTTCTATAACAAGATTGATGGCTTGTACTACATCATCAACATGAATGTAATCTCGGTAAAAGATGCCACCCTCATATAAATCTATGTTTTGATTATTGACCACTTGATTAATCATATACTGTAAAGCGTTCTTTTTCTTAGATACTTTACCATCACTCTTACCTAAAACATTAGCCAATCTAAGAATTCGGTATTTTATATTGAATGTTTCACAATATGAAATGAGTAGTTGTTCAGCGGTACGTTTGGTGATTGAGTAAAACCCTTTAGGATTACAGTATGATTCTTCTTTGGCTGGTAACTTCACATCTCCATAAACAAACCAGGAACTAATGAAATTGAAAGTCACATTCTTGTCCTTACAGGACTCTAATGTGCGTACCAAAGTGATTAGGTTTGTTTCTATGTCAATATAAGGATTAGTATGGACATTGTAATTGTCCACAGTTGAAATAAAGTATACCACTTCACTATTATCTTTTACTTCATAATCATACTTGGCATTGATTACCACATTTTCTGTAAGTTCACGGTAACGGCTACCAACAAAGCCGCTACCGCCGAGGACATTAATTAAGCGTTCCATTTTTTACACACATCTTCAATATATGCCAAAACTTTCTCGTTGTAGAGTGGTGAACAACCTAAGAAAAATACATTACTGAGAGCCAAGTTTGAATTGGGATAATTTTTGTAATTATCTAAGTGTTTATACCCAGGATGTAGCAGAATATTACCACTAAAATAGTTTCTTGTTTGAATTTTATTAGATTCAAAATGTTGTACCAAGAATTCTTTTACATCTTGCGATTCACAGTAAATTGGTACACCAAACCAAGATGGGTCGGCTTTAGGTAAAGGATTGATAACACGAATCTCTTTGATGTTATCTTCTAAGAATTTCTGAATTGTTTTCTTATATTCACGGCGTTTCTCATCAATA